CTTCAAAGAAAGTTGGGAACCCTCGTAGAAAGAGCTTTTGTGCGAGAATGAAAGGTATGAAGAAGAAACTAACTTCTTCCAAAACTGCTAACGATCCCGATAGCAGAATCAATAAGTCCCTTAGAGCCTGGAATTGCTGAACCATGAAAAGTTTTAAACAATTTCTAACAGAAAGCATCACCATCAATGGTGATTTCAATGGAACTCTTAATCTAGGAGGTTCTCAACCAGAACAGGCACAAGAGTCATTCTTTGCCGATATTGTCTGGGAAGGGAAACTATATAGATTGGAAATTGAGGGTACTATTCTCCCCAAGAATGAACTTGCAGAGCAACTTCAAGGGGAATATCCTGGAGCAATCATACAAAACATTTATCCTGGATCTGGCCCATCAAAAATCAAAAATTCGCAAAGATATCGTCCAGAAAGATTAGGTTGGAGTGACTAATGGCTCAGTGGAATAAGGATACACAAGCGTATCTAAATCAAACAAAGACAAACTTTGAAGTTTACATGTGTGCCGATAAGTATGGAAACATTGGTGCTTGTGGTGGAGATACACAATTTGACCTAAATGTTGCTGCTGGGATTACAACCCAGATGGCAAATGTTCATAAGTTTGGTGCAGTAGTAACCACAGCAGCAACTTACGATACCGTGTGGTCTGCTGGTGGTGCTTATACATTTCCATCTTCCGCAGGAATTATTACAGCGACTTCAACTTCAACCGAAGATGATGCTGGTGGAACAGGAGCACTCACAGTTCGTCTTCAAGGTCTAGACGCAAATTACAATGAAGTACAAGAAGACTTTACTCTGGATGGAACCGTTGGTGTTGCTGGAACCGTAGAATTTTTAAGAACTCACAGAGCGTTTGTTCTCACTGGTAACAATGATAATAATAATGTAGGTGATATCAACTTCACTCACAGTGTAGGAGTTACTTGTCAGATTGCCGCAGGAATGGGCCAATCACAAGTCACTTTCTATACTATTCCAGCAGGTAAGAGTGGATACTTGAGGGCATTTGCCGCAACTATGAATAAAAACCAAGAGAATACTGTTAGATTATTCCAAAAGAAACCAGGTGGTGTGTTCAGACTTGCTAGCGAATTGAATCTATATAATAGTAACATGCACACTACTTTTAGTATTCCACTTTACTTTACCGAAAAAACGGATCTTGAAGTAAGAACATATACAGGTAGTAATGCAACAGTCTCATCAATGTTTGACTTACTAGTTGTAGATAATTAAATTGATTTATGAGTGAAGTATATCTTGGTAATCCCAATCTAAAAAAGGCAAATACACCGATAGAGTTTACAGAGGAACAAATTATTGAGTTCCTTAAATGTAAAGAAGATCCGGTATATTTTGCCAGAAATTATATAAAAATCGTTTCTCTTGATGAAGGACTTGTTCCTTTTGACATGTATAAGTTTCAAGAGAAGCTGATTCAAAATTTCCATGACAATAGATTTAATATCTGCAAGATGCCACGTCAGACTGGTAAGTCTACTACGTGTGTATCATATTTGTTACACTATGCTGTTTTCAACGATAATGTCAATATAGCTATATTGGCAAACAAAGCATCTACGGCAAGAGATCTTCTTGGAAGGTTACAACTTGCATATGAAAACTTGCCTAAATGGATGCAGCAAGGTATCATATCTTGGAATAAAGGTTCACTGGAACTAGAAAATGGCTCCAAAATTTCAGCAAACTCTACTTCTTCATCTGCTGTCCGAGGCGGATCCTATAATGTCATCTTTCTTGACGAGTTCGCGTTCATCCCGAATCACATTGCTGATGACTTCTTTGCCTCTGTTTATCCTACTATTTCTTCTGGACAGAGCACAAAGGTAATTATTGTTTCCACCCCTCGTGGTATGAATCACTTTTACCGTATGTGGCATGATGCGGAAAAAGGTAAGAATGAGTATGTGCCAACTGATGTTCACTGGTCAGAAGTTCCTGGAAGAGATCAAGTCTGGAAAGAACAGACTATTGCCAACACATCCGAAGCACAATTCAAAGTTGAGTTTGAATGTGAATTCTTAGGATCTGTCAATACACTTATTAGTGCAGCTAAACTTAAAAATCTTGTATATGAGAATCCTATCAAAAGGAATGCTGGATTAGACATTTATGAGAACGCAAAACCAGAAAATAACTATCTCATTACTGTTGACGTTGCTCGCGGTTTGGGCAATGATTATTCTGCATTTATCGTCTTTGATATTACAGAGTTTCCCTACAGGGTAGTTGCCAAATATAGAAATAATGAAATTAAACCAATGCTATTTCCCAATGTCATTCAAGAAGTGGGAAAGGCATATAATGATGCATATCTTTTGATAGAAGTAAATGATATTGGAGATCAAGTTGCAAGTATTCTACACTATGATTTAGAATATGAAAATATTCTCATGGCCTCAATGAGAGGTCGTGCTGGTCAGATTGTTGGAACAGGTTTTAGTGGCAAGAAATCCCAACTTGGTGTCAGAATGACATCAGCGGTCAAAAAATTGGGATGTTCCAATTTAAAAACATTCATGGAAGATGATAAGTTATTGACAGTTGATTATGAAATCATCAATGAATTAACTACATTCTCCCAGAAACATAATTCTTTCGAAGCAGAGGAAGGATGCAATGATGATCTGGCAATGTGCCTTGTAATTTTTGCATGGGTGGTAGCACAAGACTATTTCAAAGAAATGACGGACAATGATGTTCGAAAAAGAATTTATGAAGAACAGAGGAATCAGATAGAGCAAGATATGGCTCCTTTTGGATTCATACTTGATGGAATTAATGATGAAGGAAGTTTTGTGGATGAATCTGGAGATAGGTGGTATGCCGATGAATATGGAGATAGATCCTATATGTGGGACTATAGATAATGGACTTTGATGATCAAGTAGAATTAGAGCATTTATTATTTCTTGAGAGAAAGTGTAGATCTTGCGGTAAGGTTAAAAACTTATTAGATGATTTTTATAAAACTAGAAAAGATAGAACATTGGCATCTTCCTATTCATATGAATGTAAAGAATGTACCAAAAAAAGGATAATAATAAGCAGAATGACTAGTAATATTTTTGACAGATGGGAATATCCTGACTGGTAGTCCTGTTCATGCATCATTTCCCCACTGAAAGTACCCCTTTTCCTAAATAATTTCAGGTAAATTTGGATTGCGAGGGGAAACAAGATGCCAGTAAATTTAGCATCTCCTGGTATTAAAGTACGCGAAGTTGATCTTACTGTTGGAAGAATTGATCCATCATCTCCTGGCATAGGAGCTATTGTTGGACCATTTTCTAAAGGACCAGTAAATCTTCCCACTTTAATCACCAGTGAACAAGAGCTCATCGACGTTTTTGGGAAACCAAGTACAGATAACAACTTATACGAGTATTGGTTAACTGCTTCTTCTTTCCTTTCCTATGGAGGGTCACTAAGAGTAGTAAGAGTTGCTAGCACTGCTCTGGTCAATGCTGGTATTTCAACTGCTTTAATCAATAGTGTTGAGCATTATGAGCAATTAGGATATGATGATAACACTTTCGAAGCAAAGGTAGTTGCAAGACAACCTGGAGATTATGGAAACGGACTCAGAGTTGCTTTTATTGATGGTAAGGCAGATCAGATTCTTTCCGGCATTACTACCACAGGAACCAGTACATTTAATGCCGTATTTACTGGTATAGCAACTGTTGGTGTTTCTACAAACGTTTTAGAAGTACTTACTACTGCTGGAATTCAAACTGGTCAAATTGTAAAACCAATTCCTGAAGTAGGGGTTGGTGCTGGTGTTTCTGTTCTTGCAGTAAATGATTCTACTAAGAAAGTAACCATTGGTTTTGGAACCGTTGGTGACAATACTTTCCTCACAACAAATGGTGCGGAAGACCTGGTGGCAGCTGAAATTGGAACATATGTTGCTGGAGGACCAGCAATTCAAATAGGAGACGGTGTTTCTCAACCAATTACAAGCCAAGTCGCAGATGAAAATGGTAATCTAGTAACACTTGATGGAACATTGAGGGGTATTGTTACTGAAATTGGCGAAGGTCAAATTGGTGTTAAGGTATTCTCGCACGTTTCTGCAGGGTCAACTTTAACAACGGTTGAATATAGTGAAAGAGGAACCTATAGATTTGCGGATTCTGGTACTGTTGATATCTATGATAACACTGGCACTCTTCGCGGAACAACAGATGCGGCAACAGCATCAGACTGGTTTACAGAACAAAAATTAGTTATTGGTACAGAAGTTCTGAATGGAATTTCTACCGATAAAACTGTCATGTGGAGCACTATTGCTCCTAGACCAAGTACTACAGAATATGTTGCATCTCGTGGTGGTAGGCATGATGAAGTTCACATTGCCGTTATTGATAGTACTGGCAAAATTACCGGAAATGCCGGAACAATCTTAGAGGTTCATCAGGGACTCTCAAAAGCAAAAGATGCAGAATTCTCTGTCGGCACTCCATCTTATTGGAGAAAGTATCTGAAGAATAATTCTCAGCATATTTTTGGAGGTAAAGTTCCAGGAACTACAGTAGAAACCGGATTCACATCTTTGAATGGATTTGCAAAAGCTACTGGTACTTGGAGTTCTGATGCTGAAGGAGTAATTTTCGAAGGTCTTGGGGCATTTAATTCTCTTCTGAGTGGAGGAGTTAATTATTCTAGTGCTGCAACTCGTGCTGAGTTGATCGGTGCATATGATCTGTTCATGAATAAAGAAAAATATGATGTAGACTTTATTCTCATGGGCGGTGGTTGTAGTCTTGGTAAAACAGAATCTCAGGCAATTGCACAGAAGTGCATTGCAGTTGCGGCAGCAAGACAAGATGCACTCGCATTCATCTCTCCACATAGAGGAGCATTTGTAGATAATTTGGGATCTGCAACAGCATCAGTGAAGAGTGATAAAGATATCACCAAGAATGTTATAGAATTCTATGGAGCACTTACATCTTCATCATACGCAGTATTTGATAGTGGGTATAAGTACATGTATGACAGATTTGCAAATACTTTCCGTTATGTTCCACTGAATGGTGACATTGCAGGTCTTTGTGCTAGAAATGATGCTAATAATTTCCCTTGGTTCTCACCAGCAGGAAATTCTAGAGGTGCAATTTTAAATGCGGTAAAACTTGCATACAATCCAGACAAATCTCAAAGAGATCAGTTATATTCAAATAGAATCAATCCCGTTATCCAATCTCCTGGTGCTGGAATTATTCTATTTGGAGATAAGACTGGTCTTACTAAAGCATCTGCATTTGATAGGATCAATGTTCGTCGTCTGTTCATCTATCTCGAAGATGCAATTTCTGCAGCGGCTAATGATCAACTGTTCGAATTTAATGATGAAATCACGAGAACTAATTTCGTGAATATTGTTGAACCATTCCTCCGCGATGTACAGTCTAAGAGAGGTATTTTTGATTATGTTGTTATTTGTGATGAAACAAATAACACTGGAGCGGTAATCGACAACAATGAATTTGTTGCTGACATCTTTATCAAACCGGCAAGGTCAATCAACTTTATCGGTCTGACCTTCGTGGCAACCAGAACAGGTGTTGCATTTGAAGAAGTAATCGGTAACGTTTAATTAAAGAGGTTTAACAATCATGCCATCACGTAATCAACAAAATAACCCACCACTCAGAACTATTAACGACTTTAAAAGTAAGTTAACTGGTGGTGGAGCAAGGCCAAATCTATTTGAAGTTCAATTAGCTTTTCCTGATGCGATTTCAATCTCTGGTGAAGTTATTGAGAATGCAAGATTCTTGGTGAAAGCAGCTGCTCTTCCAGGATCGATTATCAATCCAATCGATATTCCTTTTAGAGGAAGAATCTTAAAGATTGCCGGTGATCGTACATTTGAAACATGGACAATTACCGTCATCAACGATGCAACTTTCGAAATTCGTTCTGCTTTTGAAAAGTGGATGAATTATATGAATAAAATGAATGATGGAACAGGAGTAACTGATCCATCACTCTATCAGAAAGATGCAATTGTGAGACAATTGGATCGTAGTGGCGAAACTTTGAGGACATATAAGTTCTGGGATATTTTCCCAACAAATATGTCAACAATTGATCTGAGTTATGATACTACTGATACAATTGAAGAGTTCACTGTTGAAATGCAAGTCCATTATTGGGAAGCATTCAAAGGTTCAGCATCTATAGCTGGCGGTGAAGATATTCAATAAATAGTAGAATAACAGTTCGGATAAAATTATAATGGCAAGACTATTTGGTTTTTCTATTGACGACAACGATAAACAACCGCCTTCGGTAGTCTCCCCCGTTCCTCAAACCAATGAGGACGGGGTTGATAACTATATTAGCAGTGGTTTTTATGGACAATATGTAGATATTGAAGGCGTATATCGTACAGAACACGATCTTATTAAAAGATATCGTGAAATGTCTTTGCATCCAGAATGTGATGGAGCAATCGAAGATGTTGTCAATGAAGCTATTGTCAGTGATTTGTATGATTCTCCCGTAGAGATTGAATTATCAAATCTCAATGCAAGTGATAGACTCAAAAAAAGTATAAGAGAAGAATTTAAAACTATCAAAGAGATCTTAAACTTTGATAAAAAGGCACACGAAATTTTTAGAAACTGGTATGTAGACGGAAGATTATATTACATGAAAGTAATTGATCTCAAAAAACCAGAAGAAGGAATTAAGGAACTTAGATATATTGATCCATTGAGGATTAAGTATGTTAGACAAGAGAGAAAGAATCCAAATAATATTAGAAACGGTGTTAATGTAAATTTGAGAAATGCGACAGAAACTGTTGCTAATATTGAGATTGATGAGTATTTCCTTTATACACCCTCACAAAACTATCCTGTCACTGCAGGATCACAACAAAAATCTGCAGTAAAAATTGCAAAAGATTCTATTGCATATTGTAGTTCTGGACTCGTAGATAGAAATAAGGGATCAGTTCTTTCATATCTTCATAAGGCAATTAAAGCACTCAATCAATTGAGAATGATCGAAGATTCTTTGGTCATCTATCGTTTATCGAGAGCACCAGAACGTAGAATTTTTTACATTGATGTCGGCAATCTTCCCAAGGTGAAGGCCGAACAATACCTTCGTGAGGTTATGAATCGCTATCGTAATAAATTGACTTATAACGCACAAACTGGCGAAGTTCGTGATGACCGTAAATTTATGAGTATGATGGAAGATTTTTGGCTTCCTAGAAGAGAAGGTGGTCGCGGAACTGAGATTACTACTCTTCCTGGTGGACAAAATCTTGGAGAACTTTCTGATATTGAGTATTTCCAAAAGAAACTTTATAGAGCACTTGGTGTTCCCGAGTCAAGAATTGCTGCTGATGGTGGTTTCAATCTCGGTCGTTCTTCTGAGATTCTAAGAGACGAACTTAAGTTTGCCAAGTTTGTTGGTCGTCTGAGAAAGAGATTTGCTCAGATGTTCAATGATATGCTAAAGACTCAACTTATTCTTAAAAATGTCATTTCTCCTGATGATTGGGAAGAAATTCAGGATCATATTCAGTACGATTTCTTATACGATAATCAGTTTGCCGAACTTAAAGAAACTGAAATGTTGAATGAGCGTCTTGGCGTTCTTGCAACTATCGAACCATATATTGGAAAATATTATTCTACGGAATGGGTTCGCAGAAAAGTTCTTCGCCAAACAGATAGTGAGATGATTGAAATGGATGAACAGATCGAACAAGAGATTGCTGATGGAATTATTCCAGATCCAAATTCAGTAGATCCGATTACTGGAGAACCTTTGCCAGATGATGGTGGAGATATGGGTATGATGGGCGATGTTCCAATGGAGCCAGAAATTGATGGATCTTCCACAGAAGTAAAAGAACCCAAAGGCGGTATCATATAAATAAAATTATTACATATTGAAAATTCATGGACGAAATTATCGATTTGATTGCGACAGATTCGAAAGCATCTGATGTTTCGGATAAAATTAAAGATATTTTATTCGCAAAAGCATCAGAGAGAGTTGAAAAACTGAGAGAACCTGTTGCTAATGTCATGTTTAATGAACCAGAAGTAGAGGAAACAGAAGAATGACGGTAAAACCATTATCAGATGCGATTGATGTTAGCATCACTCCAAGTGCTTTAGATAATGCATCTGTATTTTCTGCAGTAAACACCAGCAATGCCGCAGTAGCAATTACTTTGGCAGGATCTGACCCAATTGTATTTTACATTGGACCTAATGAGAGAATTACAATTGAAAAAGAATATGCCGCAACTGTGGCATGTACTCCAGCACAAGCAGCAGGAACTGTTTACGCAGGTAAAGTAGCATATACAAACTAAGAAAAATGAAACTTATCACAGAAGAAATTTCAAACGTACAGATCATTACCGAAGGTAAAGGATCTGGCAAAAAATTATATATCGAAGGAGTATTTCTCCAAGGCGATCTCAAGAATCGCAATGGAAGAATGTATCCTATGGAGACACTTTCTCGTGAAGTAAAGAGATATAATGAAACTTTTGTGAATAAGGGACGTGCTCTTGGCGAACTTGGCCATCCAGATGGACCTACCGTAAATCTTGATCGTGTTTCTCATAAAATTACTTCTCTTACTCAAGAAGGAAGTAATTTTAAAGGTAAAGCACAGATTCTTAATACTCCTATGGGTAAGATTGCATCTTCACTTCTTGATGAAGGTGTAATGCTTGGTGTTTCTTCTCGTGGCATCGGTTCATTGAGACAAGATCGTAATGGCGTCAAGGTGGTTGGCGAAGATTTCATGTTAGCAACAGCTGCTGATATCGTAGCAGATCCTTCCGCTCCTGATGCATTTGTTCAAGGAATTATGGAAGGAAAAGAGTGGGTTTGGGAAGGTGGAATCCTTCGTGAACAACTTGCTGAAAAAACTCAGAAGAGAATTAATACTCTCGTAGATCAAAGAAGATTGGAAGAGCATAAGTTGAACTTATTCAATGATTTCTTATCAAATCTTTAAT